TAAGTCTACACGATTCCATTCCATCATCTGTTGAAGAACTGATGAAAGATGCAGTTACACCCAAAGCCGCAATTTTTTACACCATTTGGAGTTATGCTCCGGGTGCGGCCAGCGAACTGCTTTTTGAAACAGTTAAACAGATTCAAGAAATGTTCCCAGACGTAGAACGTTTCGTGACCCTTAGTCCAAAAACCGAAATGGCAAAACGCTTCCATTTGAAAAATGGAGCAGAGATTTTTAGAGAAAATGAGACTACAGTAAATTATGAGTATCGTACTCATAAAGAACTTGACACTCACATCTAAATACTGTATAATGCGTTATGTGACCGTGAGCAAATAGGCAACGCTCCCGCCTTTGGGTTGGGGAAGGGACTAGGCTATAATGCCGTCTTTGGTGGTTCGAATCCACCCGGTCACACCAATTTTCCCTTGTTGTATTTTTACAACACCATTGACATTTTGGCACTCTGATGCTATACTGTAGTTACAGTAGTTAGAAAGGAGCCCAAAATGGCACAAATCCAGAAACCCAATGTAACCGCTTTCAAAGTAGAACTCACTGAGTATGAACGTGGTTGGGGTCAAAAGCATTTTGATACTGTTTATTTTGACAATGAAGCAGAAGCACGTCAGTGGGCCATAGACTACAACAAGAAACACAACAATTTGGACTCTGCACCAGATTGGTATGTAAGAGCAGATTATGCAGGACAAGTAAGGTAAAAAGAAAGAATGACATTTGAAGTAAAATGGACAGGAACAAGTGGTGTAGAAAAAGTTTTGGAGTTTCCATCACTTGCTCTAGCAATGGAATTTAGTAAAGGTCTAGGTACCTTTGTGGTTATCTCAAACGGTGAGTTTGAGATTGTTGGAAAGTTTGGCGTTGACAGCGTAAAAGAAGGTGTACTACCAGATGGTACCAGTTACAGTTGGATGAAGCGTCGTAAGCAGTAAAGGAGTGAGAAATGACTTATTGGGAAAAGTATTGTAATGTTGACGTGTTGAAGGGCAAGACTTTGTCCAGCGTTGACGGAGATTCTTATGAACTTGTTTTTAAGACCACAGACGGTGAAACATACCGCATGTATCACGAACAAGATTGTTGCGAAAGTGTAGTCATCGAAGACATAGTAGGTGACTTGCAAGACTTGGTAGGTTCAGAGATTTTGATAGCAGAAGAAGTCGAAGGCGAAAGCCCAGCAGACTTTGAAGCATACGAGTCTTACACATGGACTTTCTATAAGTTTGCAACTCGCAAGGGTTATGTGGACATTCGCTGGCTAGGTCAGTCGAATGGTTATTACAGTGAAAGTGTTAGTTTTGTAAAGGAGTGATTATGTCAATGTACAATATGCTTTTTGGTATGAACCCTGACAGTGATAAACTATTGTCTCTCTTGGGCAAGACTACCAGCGACTTTGGTCGCTTTCGTAATGTTTACATGGAAGATGGTTACATTGTTGTCCACACACGTAACGGTGGAGGCAACCGTGAAGACTATGAAGATGTCTTTGAAGAAATGGCCGAACACCCTTGGTACAGTCATGACGAAGATGATTCATTCGACTGCACCTATGCAAACATCTATTTCAAGGTTCCCGAGAACCACAAAGACTTTGTTGCCATTATGAATCTCAACGAAGGTAAAAAGCCTCAGGAGCAATGGGCAGAGTTGCTAGGCTTAATGGAAGCATTGAAAAAATAAGGAGGCACTATGCCTTGGATTCAAAACGTAGCAATGGCTGATATTCCAAAAAAGCATCACGTTGCTGTGAGTGAAAATTCTATGCTGATTCAAATTGTGGATCCTGCTATGGAGTTTCCTAAGCCTGCACACGAGTTTAAAGAAGTTCACCAGTTTGAGTTTCTTGACCTCGAAGTCAATGACCCTTGGGGTGAAGAATTTAAAGTCACCGACGAGCAAGCACAACGTCTTGTGGCACTGTTGCAACACGCACTTGACAACCGCATGGATGTTATAGTACACTGTGTTGCTGGTGTGTGCCGTAGTGGCGCTGTCTGCGAAGTTGGTGTTATGATGGGCTTCAAAGACACTGAAGCGTTCCGTAGCCCTAACTTAATGGTCAAGCACAAGATGATGAAAGTTTTGGGTTGGACCTACGATGAAAACGAACCGCACACTATCAACGGTGTGCCGTTCGAGTATGATGAATTAGGCAACAAGAAAATTATCTTGCCGCCACAACGTGAAGAAGATTGGAATTAAATGCCAAAGTGTTATCAACTAATTGGAGTGCCAGCCGCAGGCAAGAGCACTTGGGTGGATGCTCAAGATTGGGCTAACGATTGCGTCTATGTCAGCACAGACAAGTATGTAGAAATACATGCCAAAAGTTTGGGCAAAACTTACAGTGATGTCTTTGATGAGTTTATGCCCGAGGCTGTGAATTTGATGTGTCAAGATGTTATCGTTGCTCGTAAAGAAGGCAAGGATATTATCTGGGATCAAACCAGTGTTTCGGTTAAGAGCCGCAAGCGTAAGTTCAATATGTTGCCAGACTACGAACATATTGCTGTGGTATTCAAAACACCAGAGGAAACTGAACTTGCACGTAGACTGGCTAGTCGTCCAGGCAAGAATATTCCAACTCATGTTATGCGTAGCATGATTGACAGTTTTCAAATGCCTACAGAAGACGAAGGTTTTAGCCAAATCTGGCACGCCGCATAACTGTAGTAAAAATACAACACTTTTGGCCCTGTTGATTTCGATTGACAGGGCCTTCTTTTGGTGCTATAATACATACATAGAAATTAGAAAGCGTCCTATGGAATTCCTAGTTGAAACAGGCAGTGCCAAAAAGCGTAAGTTCGTTGAGGCAATCCTGCCTAGCATCGTCAGTCAATTAGGATTGACTTCGAGCCGTAAGGCAGTGGTTATTCGAATTGCCAATGAGTGCGAAGGTATGGGAATGACTGTTCCTGTAGATATTTTGGATAGTTATGTTGTTGTGATTAGTCCAAAATTGAAACTCAAAGAACTAGGACTAACACTTGCACATGAAATGGTGCATGTGCGACAAATGGCAAAAGGATTTTTGAAATCCAAAAACGGTTACAATTACTGGTGCGGAAAGAAGTACAGTAAACGAACCAAGTATTTAGACATGCCTTGGGAACAAGATGCGTTTGCAAGGCAAGAAATTATTTTCAGGAAGGCAATAGAATGAAGACATGGATAACAAGTGACTTGCACTTTGGGCACAAGAACATTATGAAGTTCTGCCCACAGACACGAGCACGGTTTAATGACGATGTTGCCTACATGAACAATGCTATGGCAGAGGAATGGAACGCTAAGGTCCAACCCGAAGACACAGTTTACATCTTAGGTGATGTAGCGTTCATGTCAGGTAGCGATGCTGGACGAATGATTAATCGTTTGAACGGCACAAAGATTTTGATTGAAGGAAATCACGATAGAAAGACTTTGCAGGATGTAACATTCCGCGGTGCGTTTGCAGAAGTTCACAAGTATTTGGATATTACCTATGATGGTCACAAGATTGTCATGTTCCACTATCCAATCGCTGAGTGGGACCAAATGCACAGAGGAGCATTACACTTTCACGGACACTTGCACGGAGGTTCAAGTGGATTGGAGAAGTATCGCGCATTAGACGTAGGTATGGACTCAACTGGCGAAATTGTAATTTCTATAGAACGTGCAATTCGTTTGATCAAGGACAATGAAATTAAAGGTCATCACTAAGGAGTATATGATGGAAGGATTCACAATGGAGTTAGCAGGAATAGATGTTGTTCACAAGGCACAAGTATTTGCTATCGCGGCTCACTCTGCTGTGGGTCAAAAGCGTAAGTACACTGGCGAACCATACATCGTTCACCCTGCAGAGGTTGCAAAGATTGTAGCCGGAGTTCCGGGCAGTACACCAGATATGGTTGCGGCTGCTTGGTTACACGATGTTGTAGAAGATACTGGATGCACATACACTGACATCCATATGAACTTTGGTGTCGACATTGCTACCTTAGTTGGCTGGTTAACTGATGTGTCTAAGCCCACAGACGGCAACAGAGCCGCTCGTAAGGCCATTGACAGAGCGCACACTGCCGAAGCACCTGCCGAAGCACAAACAATCAAGTTAGCAGATTTAATCTCTAACAGTCGTAGCATCATGCAACACGATCCCGAATTTGCTAGGGTTTACTTAGAAGAAAAGAGATTGTTGTTAGAAGTTATGACCAAGGGCGATCCGACTTTAATGGCGGAAGCCAGAAAGTATATTGGTGAGTAAAATGTTTAAAGATGAATTGAAGCAGTATGTAGAATCGTCAAACCTAGTTAACATGAAACTAGCAGGCGACGGTATCTATGTACTCAAGTACAAGAAGAAGGTATTCTACGATAACCTGTGGAACGACTACATTGCCGAATGCCGTGGGTCTATCGTAGATGCTGACTTCAACTTAGTGTCGTATCCATTTACTAAGATCTATAACTATGGTATCGAAAAGGAAGCACCAGTGCTTGCCGCAGATACTCCAGTTACAGCATTCCGTAAAGTCAATGGCTTTATGGTTGCTTGTACTTGGTACAACGGAGATGTTCTAGTGTCTACTACTGGTAGCACAGACTCAGACTATGTGCGTATGGCAAAAGAAATGATGCTCAAGCACATGCCTTGGGAAGACTGGCAACTAGGTTTTACTAAGTCAGACATGGACGGTATTACTGTAATGTTCGAGTGCGTTCATCCAGATGACCCACACATCATTCCAGAAGTGCCAGGTATGTATATCTTAGGTTATCGTGAAAACACTTGGGGTTCTAAGATTGGACACGACAAGGACACACTATGGCTTTTGGGCAAAGTGTTTAACTGTCATGTTCCAGAAGTCGTAGAAACTACTGTGGGCAACCTAGTAGAAGCGACTAAGAACGTCAAGCACGAAGGATTTGTATTCTATACTGAAGATGGTGTGAGTGCTAAGATCAAGTCACCATATTACTTGACTTCAAAGTGGGTTGCTCGCAATCCACGTACAGACAAGTTAGTTGACCTGAACAAGGACATCAAGCAGAATTTGGATGAAGAGTACTATCCGCTGGTTGACAAGATCCGTGCTAATATAGTAGAATACACAGCGATGACGGAACAAGAACGTCTTGCTTGGGTAAGGGAACAATTAGTATGAAAGATGAAAGTCATTTACCAGTAAGTGAACAAAGCCTACTCTTTCGCTTGCGTAAGCGGGCAGAGATTAGGCGTCAGATTCCTGGACGTTTGGCAGTGACTGAAGGCAAGCCAGATAAAATTGCTAACTTGCTAGATGAAGCCGCTGACGAAATTGAAAAGTTAGAACAAACCATTGCTAATCTAGTAGCACAACGATTAGACGAAATTTAAAGGAGATTGAAATGGCAAAAGGTGCAGTAAGTAATCACAAGAGTGTTCATAAAAATACCTGCCAAAACGGCAGTAAGACTTCTACTCTCAATAAGAGCAGAAAGAGTCACAAAAAGTATCGCGGTCAAGGTCGTTGATTTAACAGTCGATACATTTGCTTAGGTATAGAGCCTAGTTGTTTTTGATTGTATTCAAGCAAGGGCATCATTGGTTCTATATCTAAGTTTTCTTTTTCTAAAATTTCTTTAACAACAAACATTACCTTTTCAAATCGTTTAGTTGAGTCCTGTTCAAGGTCGTAACTTTCGTCCCAGTATCTAGAAAAGGTTTTAAATCCCAAGTCCTTTAGTAACTGTAAAGTACCAGCAGGTGCCAACAGTACAAATGGTCTGCCACTGATGATTGCCCTTAATGTTTTTTCACTGAAGTTGGGCATAGTAGAATGAAATTTACTTTCTGTTACTAGACTACAAAAAGAGTCTTGTGTAATAGCAATTAATTTATCACTGGCCTGCTTGCTGGTATAGTCAACATCAACTGGTGTTTGATAATTGTTTATACGTCCTTGCCCGTGTAATATTGACAGTCCTGTTTTAATTTGTAGTTTATAATCTAACTGGTCTATGTCAATTAAACTGTTTTCGACTGTGGGTAAACTGTAATGTTGTGTCAGAGATACGTGATTAACATAGTTTGATAAAAACGCACTGGCAAGATATCTGTAGTCTGTGTACCGTCTATTGAAACAGCAAATTTTTTTAGAAAAGAATTGATGTATACTGGGAAGTTCAGTTAATGATAAAACACTGTCTGCAACATACCAATCAAAGTATTTTGTAAAATTATTTTTTTCGCAATGATAAATTGTATGTTCTAATTTAAAATAACCTGAAACTTTTTTTATAAAGTTCAACTCGGGTATATTTGTTTCTGTTGTAAACAAATCTTCTATAAAAAAATGCAGATGTTTTTTATCTGTAATTTGGTTAATATGATTCAGTGTTTTATGATAGATTTTTTCATTAGAAACCGCATTGGCTCTTATAACAATTACAACATCGTTTAATCCAAATCGAAATAAATTTTTTATAGAAATATAAGGTCCAGATATTGGACTCACCGATACACTATCGTAGTTAATTTGGGTAACTTTGTCTTGGTGGAAAATGTCAACAACAGCCATGCCAATATTTATAAACCAAATACCATTGACTTTTATACTTAAAGATATTAAAATATTACTATTCAAATTCAAAGAAAGAAAACATGGCTCAACACTTAATGGTCGACTTAGAAACACTAGATACTAAAACTTCAGCAACAATCCTAACCCTTGGAGCAGTAAGATTTGATCCTTTTGGAACTACTCCTATGAAGGAACTGTATCTGCGTGTAGACATCGACAGTCAAGATGCTCTAGGTTGTACAGTCAGTGATGACACACTTAAATGGTGGAATCAGCAAGATACTAACATCATGGAAGAAGCATTCGATCCCAGAGATCGTATTCCAATTCACGAAGTAATTAATCAGTTCCACGCACTAGCATGGGGCTGTCAGCAGTTTTGGAGTCATGGTGCTACATTTGACTTGATGATTCTACAAAATATCTATGACAAATTAGGTCGTGCATATCCTTGGAACTTCTGGGAAATGCGTGACACACGAACATTGTTTGATCTAGCAGATCCGGACATGCCTCAAAATGCCAAACACAATGCGTTAGAGGATGCAAAACGACAAGCCATTGGAGTAAGAAATGTCTTCAGAAAACTCGGACACCAACCCCGACGTTGAAATTTCTAAAAGCCCGGACAGACATACCTTTCAAAAACAAGGGTATGTCGAGCGTCAGGTAGAAAAGGGCGAACCTGTTAACGAAGATTATCTTGACTGGTTTGAAAAGATAATCGATTCTCATAAACACAAGTTTGACGATCCAGCAAGCCGTAAAAACAGCATGGAATACGACTTGCTGACTACACCTTGGATTTTAGAAAAAGTTCGTAGCAGTGATTCGTATGCACAAAACTTGTATGCGGCCATGTGCAATATGCAGTTTGTTCGTAAAGAAATGTTTCCTTTCTTACGTCAAGATCCTGACAAAGATCTGTGGAGTGCTTCGTGGCGTTATGCAGGTGGGATTATTGCAGATATGCGTCAGCAAGGCGATTATATTGATTGGTACTGTAGCGGTATTCGAAACGATGGTTATCAAGATGATTTGGATACTATTACTCCAGGGCAGTATGTATCAGAAGGTGTCATTACAGAGGAAATAGAAGCAGATTTGCTTAGACTAGGGTGGATTCCAGTACCTTGGAAAGACGATTGATATAGGGCCTTAGGGCCCTATTTTTTTGGTTACAGTTCCGATAAATACTAGAAAATGAGGATTCCCACATGAGTTATCAACCACTCTTTCTAGGACTAGGTACTGCTGTAACCAGCACTGATTCTAATAATAATCGTCTAAGAGGCGATACTTCTAACCTTAGACAAGGACAGCCAGTGAGGTTTGTGGTAGAAGGCAACAATATGCTGTTTGGTGGAGTAGTAGTCAATACTCTTTACTACATAAAAGAAATCATTGACAGCGAGTTTTTTACAGTATCTGCCGCACTTGATGGAGATGTACTAGAACTACTAGATGGTGAAGGATTTATGCTAGTTCGTGCTGTACAAAAAGAACTTACATCAGAAAGTCTACGCAAAGCAGACTCTATGTTCAGAGAGATTTATTCAGCAGGATTTTCTGAAGACAATGTAGGTATACTTTCAGTGGAGGAAGATACCAGTCCTAGTTTAGGCGGAAATTTAAATCTAAACTCAAACGAAATCACAGGTCCTGGTGCTATTAATATCACCGGTAGTATTAATGCTACAGTAATTTCTGGAGATCTTAGAGGCATTGTTGCCGGCGGCCTAATAGGACCAGTTGATGAAAACGGTACTAGAATTGGAAACCCAACTATCGACGGATTACCTTTTGAACTAGGTAGTCCTCAGGCTAATCAAATTATTGCGTGGAATGCTCCTGGACAAAAGTTTGTACTTACAAGTCTAAATGCCGCAAGCGGAACTGATACATTAGACGATGTATTGTTTAGAGGCAATAGCAGTTTATATGGGATCGATGTTAATGGAGTTACTACAACCAGTTTGACTGTGACCAACGGCATTGACTACGCAGACCTTATTAATACTCCAAGTATTCCAACAGACGTCAGTGACTTAACTGACACAACAAATATTATTCCTGTAGATGTCAGCGACCTAACTGACACTACTAACATTATTCCAACTGACATTAGTAATCTAACAGATACAACTAATATCATTCCTGCAGACATTAGCGACTTAACTGATACAACAAATATTATTCCAACACAATTAACCGATCTTGGAATCACAGACGGAACTCCAGGGCAAGTATTAACAACCAACGGTTCTGGTGGATTTACATTTACTACAGTTTCCGGTGGCGGCGGTGGCGGTACTGGGTTAGGTTCAAGAACTACTATTAGTGGAACTACCGGAGCATTAGCAATCAACGGCGTTGGAAATTTATCTATCACTGGTTTTAAAACTTATGCCTTGCTTGGCATGTTTGTTGAAATTCCTGCCTGGGTAAGACTGTATAGTTCTGCGGCAGCAAGAACAGCAGATGCGTCAAGATTAGAAAATCAAGATCCGCAACCAGGTGCAGGTATCATCGCAGAAGTTATTACTACTTCAAACGATCAAACAGTTTTGTTTACTCCTGCTACAATAGGATTTAATTCAGAAACTCCTGTATCTACTACAATATATGCTTCTGTAAAGAATAAAGGTACAGGAGTGGCTACTATTCAAATAGCAATGTCAGTGATACAACTAGAGGCATAACAATGAGCGAATTAAAAGAATATATTGTCACTCTAAAAAATAGAGATGACCTAGATGCTTTCTATGAAGACATGGAAAGTCCTGGAGGAAATTTATATATTCCTAACCGTGCAGTCGAGTGCGCTCATAGAAGAGAAATAAGTCGTAGCACACACTACATGTTAAGTGATGCTGAAGTAGAAGAATTAAAAAAAGATTCAAGAGTGTTTGCTATTGAATTAACACCCGAGCAACGAGGAATCTCTGTTAGGTCTAGTTTTACACAAACAGGCAACTTTAACAAAAGCGGTGCATTTCAAACTTCTTACAGAAATTGGGGATTACTACGATGCGTGGAAGGACAGCAACGAACTGGCTGGGGTTCTAACGGAACTCAAAATATAAATGCTACTATCACTGTTAATGCCGAAGGTAAAAATGTCGATGTCGTAATAGTCGATGGTCACTTTAATCCAGAACATCCAGAATATGCAGTTAACAGTGATGGCACTGGCGGCTCCAGAGTAATACAGTACAATTGGTATCAACATCGGGTTGGCGGTGGTACTTATGTTTATACTCCTTATACAGGTACAGGTGCCGAGGACGATAATAACCATGGAGCACACGTTGCTGGCACTGCCTGCGGTAACACACAAGGTTGGGCACGTTCAGCAAATATCTATAACATAAATCCCTACAGTACAAATCCAAACGGAAATATTCCAACATTCATATTTGATTACATTAGAGGATTTCATGCGTCGAAGGCAGTTAACCCTGCTACAGGAAGAAAAAATCCAACCATAACAAATAACAGTTGGGGATTTTCATATACCGTTGTTGCTTCTACTATCACTGAAATCTTTTATAGAGGCACATTAATAACAGGACCATTTACCACTGCTCAACTAGCCAGTTATGGTTTGATAACAGCCAACTATTTTGGAACTAATTATTTGATTATTCCTGCAAGAGTTGCGGCTGTAGAACAAGATATTGTTGATGCTATCGACGACGGTATTATTGTAGTAGGTGCCGCTGGAAACGATTCAGCAACACTAGGATTACCAAACGATCCAGATTGGGAAAACTATATAATGACAACCAGCGGCCTATATTACACAAGTGATCTAGGAACACCTGGGGGTGCAATAAAGGAAGACCTTAGTCTTGGGACTATCTGCGTAGGTTCTATTGATACAACTACTTCAGATAGAAAATCCGATTTTAGTAACAGAGGCGGAAGAATTGATATTTGGGCTCCTGGCTCAGGAATACAAAGTAGTGTAAACAGTGGCGGCGGTGGCGACAGTCGTAATGGTGCTTATAGGCAGGATGTCTACAGTGGCACTAGTATGGCAAGTCCGCAGGTCTGTGGAGTACTGGCCTGTGCATTAGAAATCTATCCTAACATGAATAATGACAAGGCAAGAGAGTATCTTATTGCCAATGCTAAATCTCAGGTCTTTGATGCTAATGCTGGATTGAGCAACGTCTATTCGTTGTCAGGTAGTCCAAATCGGTATCTTGCACATAAACAAGAACGTGCAACAAGCGGCGGCGTTTATCCAAAAACTGATTATTTTATTCGTCCTAGTTCTGGGCAAGTCTATCCTAGAACTAGAATAAGAAGATAACCGTTTTACTTGACATAATACTGCTTAACTGTTAAACTGTTTGCATGACGAAAACATACTTGGTCGAAGACATATTTCATGAAATTCCGGAAGATCCGGATCATGTTATGATGACCATCCCTCCAGAAATTTGTGAACAGTCTGGACTCAAACCCGGAGACGTGGTTAAAATCGAAGTCAAAGACGGATCAATGTTCATTACCAAAGCATGAGTAAAAGTGATTTAATCGAGATGGAAGGTGCCATCTCTGAAGTGCTACCTAGCAATATGTTCCGTGTCACCTTGGAAAACGGACACATCCTTACCTGCTATACCAACGGCAGACTTCGCCAAAATAAAATTAAAATTATTTTGGGCGACAGAGTTCGAGTTGAAATGAGTCCCTACGACTTATCCAAAGGTCGAATTACCTACAGACTTTGACTTGACTTTTAAATAATTTGACTGTATAATATTCCATATACACAATAATAATGTTGTGTGTAGATGGCCAAGAGAAGGCCTAGAAAGGAAATTATATGACACAGAAGACCCATGCTCAAATTATCAACGAGCAATATCTTAAATCGGACAGCCATTTTGTAACTCTACAAGAACGACTGTCTGAAGCACTCAAAACCGCTCCTATGTTTGTTGGACTACTCACTGGAGTAGTTGACGAATTTAAACGTCGACACAAAGAGTGGACAACCTTCTCGGACTTGCTGTTGTGTAAAGCCATTATGGTCCCGATGGACAAGATCCTAATCGATACTACAATGCAACGCAGTCTTAATCTGCGTCATGTACTAAACATTCTCCAACACTTCCGTAGCACAATGACTATGGCAATTCAGGTGTATGAAGATGCCAACAAGCCCGGTTATTACATTGCCTGGGACGGGCAACACACTGCAATTAGTCTTTATGTTATCCTTACCAAAGTATTTGGTGAACGCACAGCACAAACAATGGTGCCTGTGGTTGTGTACAACGTAAAGCACAAACTGGAAATTCGTCGTAACTTTATTTTGTTGAACGGCGATGCCAAAGAAGAACTTGACTTTATCGACAAGTACAAGCAGATGGTCTACGGCTCTAAAGTTGACGGTGCAGACGACACTGAATGGACTGACACGGCTAAGAAGAACGACTATCTCGCGGCCGCAGGCTTGTTTGCCACACACAGTAAGTTTGGCGATGAAGACCAGCCGGGTGCATTTAGTTTGCTGGCTGACACTCTTATGAGCAAGAGTTTGAAGACTCGTAAGGATCCAGAAGTCACTCGCATGTTTGCCACATACTGGACTTACTTGAATCAACAACGTCCTGTAGAACCTAAGGAAGCACGTCAGTTGTACGAGTATTTTAATCTGTGTCACGAACAAAGCATTACTGTTGACGATGCATATTTGTT